CGCATAAGCATATCTTGTGGTCTTTCAATAATTTTAGTTTTAATTTTAAGTAGATAAGCTCTTTCTAAAGTTTTAAAAGCAAAATAATCATATGAAAAATCTTTGTTATAATCAATATGTTTATCAATTTGATTCTTATATTTTTTTAAATTGGTGTAAAATTCATTGGATAAACATTCAGTATTGTGATATAATAACATCATTTTATCAGAAAATGTATTTAATGTATTTTTTTGATGATTTGAAATAACAATATGAGAAGCTAACACACCATAGTCTGGGTGATGAGTTATCATAGATGCCGCTAGTCTTCCCGTAAGTTCATCTAATTCAGAAGTTTTCACTCCATCAAAAATATGACTACAAATTTTTTGAGCAATTTCATCTAACTCAACACCATTTAGACCATCGCAGCTCATAGCGATATTACGAATTCTTTTGATTACTTTATCAAAGGATATATTCTCATATTTACCGTTTCTTTTAATAACACGCATTGTAAATTTTAATAATTATACTTATAATTATAATTTTAATACAATCTAAACATAAATTATTTATATTGTATTAAAATATCTATTATAAATATAATAGATAATTATGCCTAGAATCAAAAAATCAAACAAAAAAAAAGTAGTAAAAAATAGAAAAAATCAAAAAAATATAACAAGGAAACAAAAAGGAGGAAATAATAATTCTATTGATGAAAATAAAAAAATATGTTCACCAACAAATGCTTATGAAAATTCATGTTTTACTACTGAAGCTTTAAGAAAAATAATACGGGCATATAATAACAAATCAACAAATATGGGGAAAATAAAATTAACACAAAATAAAAAAAATTTAATAAAAGATTTGAGTAAAAAATTTTGTGATAAATATGATACAATAGATTTTTGCATCTTAAATGAAGATAAATGGAAAGGTAATGAAGAAATAGGTTCTTTAATAAGAAAATTTTTTAAACCACCATCACCAAAAGGAAAATATGATTGGTTAAGTTCGATAGATATTGCTGATGTAATGAAACAATATGAAAAAAAATATAAAGATTTTATATTTTTTGGACCAGTTCCAATAGATTTTAATGAAATAATGACAGAAGTCGGGGAAATAAATTTAAAATCATTAAGTTTACAAAAAAAAAGAATTGGAATTGTTTTCAATACAGATCCTCATGATATGCCAGGTGAGCATTGGATTTCAATGTTTATAGATTTAAATGATAAAACGATATGTTTTTTTGATTCAACTGGTGACACACCACCTCCGGAAATAACAGAATTAATAAATAAATTAGTTAAACAATGTAAAGATATTGAAGTTTTATCACCAATTACGGTAATAAATAAAAACCAACATCAATATAGTGGTTCAGAATGTGGTATTTATAGTTTATTTTTTATAATTCAAAGATTGTCAGGAAAATCTTGTATAAATATTTTTAATAATATTATTAATGATGAAGCAATGAATAAAAATAGAAAAGAATTTTTTAGTAATCATAAATATAAAAATATAGTAGAAGCATTTAATGACTAATTAATAAATTAGTCAAAAATTAAGATTATAAAAGTTTATAAAAATTTAAAATAAATATTTTTATAAATATTTATATAATTATAATCTAAAAAATTTGAATACTTTTAAAAAATTTAAAAGGTTTATTAGATTTATATAATGAATAAACTAACTATTTTAGAACAACAGCAAGTTAAAAAAATCGAAATTTTTTTAAATAAAGAACGATTTTGTAGATATAATCGGGAATATGAAGCGATTGATGTTTGGAAATTACAATCTAAATTTCAAACGAAATATGCAAGTAATGAGATGTCAAAAAAATTATTTGATATATTAACAAATCATAAAGCAAATAAAACGTGTACTTCAACATTTGGTTGTTTAGATCCAGTTCAGGTAGTTCATATGTGCCCGTATTTAGAAACAATTTATATAAGTGGTTGGCAATGTGCTTCAACGGCTTCAACAAATAATGAACCTGGTCCAGATATTGCTGATTATCCAATGGATACTCTTCCAAATAAAGTAGAACAAATTTTTAAGGCTCAACAATTTCATGATAAAAAACAAAGATTACAAAGATATAATGGTTCAGATAATAATATTGATTATTATAGACCTATAATAGCAGATGCTGATACAGGTCATGGAGGTACAACAGCATTAATGAAATTAACAAAAATGTTTATTGAAAGAGGAGCTGCTGGTATTCATATAGAAGACCAATGTCCTGGTACAAAAAAATGTGGTCACATGGGTGGTAAAGTTCTAGTTTCAACAGGAGAACATATTAAAAGATTAAAGGCTAGTCGTCTTCAAGCAGATATAATGGAAAATGAATTAGTAATCGTTGCTCGAACTGATGCAGTAAGTGCTCAATATATTAATAGTAATTTTGATGATAGAGATAAACCATTTATTCTTGGTCAAATAACAATTAATGATACAACAGTAGAATGTACTTTTAATAAAGCTGCTAGTATGTTATTAACAACACCAAGTGAGGAAACATTAAATAAATATAATATTTGGAGTATTGAGAATCAAAAAGCATTAGAAGAAGAATCAAATAAAAAATGTAATTGGAGTTGGGATTTATGTAGAAGTCCCGAAGGTTATTATAAAATTAATGGTGGATTTGATTATGCGGCTTCTCGTTTAATTGCCTATTCTGATTATAGTGATATGCTTTGGTGTGAAACTAGTACTCCTACACTTGAAAAAGCTAAATGGTTATCTGAACAAATTTTACAAAAACATCCTGATATATTTTTATCATACAATTTATCTCCATCATTCAATTGGGATAATACCAAAATGAATAATCAAGAATTCAAAGAATTTATTAAAATATTAGCAACTTATGGATATTGTTGGCAATTTATTACATTGGCTGGATTTCATTTAAATGGTTTAGCAACAAAAAGATTTGCCGAAGCATATTGTAAAGAAGGTATGTTAGCATATGTAAGAGATATTCAAAGACAAGAAAGAAAAGATGGAATGGAACTTTTAACTCATCAAAAATGGAGTGGTGCCGAAGTATTAGATGAAGTTTTAACTTTAGTTGGTTGTACTACAAAATCATTAGAAGACGGTTCAACAGAATCTCAATTCAAATAATTTGTTCATCTTTCTCATACTCAATAAAACAACCATGAAATTTAAATAAACTATTAATTTTAGTATTACATTTAAGTTCCAAAGTAAAAATTTGATGATAATTAGCATAATTTGTTTGATTAAAAGAAACATAACGATAATGACTACCAATTTGTGTACCTTCTTGTAAATTATTACTAGAAGAGGAAATGAAAGTGGAACTACTACTTCCATTTGGATTTTCTCTATCAAAATTTTTTTTTGATACATTCATATTAATTGATTCAATTTCTTGTTCACTTATTTCATATGAAACATATATTTTTTTTAAGAAAAATCCCTTTGTTAATTCACCTTTAATATTCATAGTTATATCTGATACTATATATGATACACCACTAGATGGTGTTTTTTGTAAAAAATAATTTATAGCATTACTATTGTTTTCTTCTCTAATAACAGACCAATCTCCATTTAAAAAATCAAAATCTCTATATGATATCCAAATTCGATGTTCACTTAATGGATCTACATATGAATCTAGTTCTCCATTAAATTGTTGTATTTTTAGTTTTTTTGTTTCTTCATCTAAATTAAATTTCCACGAATCAAAAGACTGAATACCTCCAATATATGCTGTATTTCCTAAATTTGTTCCTGATGACGCAGTTCCAAATCCACCAAATCCATTATCAAATGGTCTGCCTCTAACTGTATATACTTCTGGAATATATATCATATTAACATAGAGATTATCTATTAATATATATTCTCCTGTATAATTTGGACCTAAATAATAATGTAAAACTGTATCAATATCTAAATCAGCACAAGCTCCAACATCAACAGATTCATCTTCTAATACATGTAAATTAGGACAATAAACATTTTGTACAATTATAACATCTAAAACTCCATTACCACTGAGTGTTGTTTGAGTAATATCTGACGGCGGATTTGAAGATATTCCATGAATATTTATACAATACAGTTTTTTACCATATAATGCATCAAGTGAAACATATTTAGCAGCAGAAACTAAATTATTTTTTTTTGCCAAATCTTTATTTAAAATAGTTCCTTCAACGCAAAGATTTTTTGAAACATTTAATGTTTTTGCTACGTGTAATCCACCATAGAATTCAACAGAGGCATGTGTCGTTTCTTCACATGTTGAAACATCTTCAACTGATTGACAAACAATTTTTCCATCTAAATTCGCACCACCTAAACTTTTAATAGAAGTATCACTCGTATTTGTTAATAATAATCCAATACCATCATTATCACCACTTAAAGTTATTTTTTTACTCAAAAAACTACTATCTTTCCTTATTAAACTAGAACTAGTATTTGGACCAACTAATAATTGAGGATTATCCGATTCTGACATAATTAATATTACAATATTAATTCATTATAAATATATATAAGGGGCTGGAAAATTTACCATTACCATTACCATCATCATAATTATATCTTTTACTATCAATATATACATTAAAATTATTTATTAATATTTTGAATATAGGTATATATTGATAGTAAAATATATATCTATATTTAAAGTATAAAATGGAAAACAATAATCCAGATTATGACGAAATAAATTCTCAACAAAATAACCAAATAGATAGCGACGACATCGATAATAATAGTCCTAATAATGAAATAATAATAGACGATATTGTAAATGATATTGATATAAATATCGTAGATGATATAAATATTGATAATGAATTAACATTCAATAATATAGAAAATCAAAATAATAATATTAATAATAATTCTACACAAATGTCAAATAATAATTTAGAAGAAAATAATCATAATAATTTACAAGATATTTCATCAACTGAAAATCAAATATTTAATTCAAGTATTAATATGATAAATGTGATTCAAAATTTATTAAATACAAATTCAAATCAATCAAATGATAATATTTCTCAAATACCATTGTTAGATAATTTAATTAATAATTTGAATAGTGATTTAAGAAACAGAACAAATGTAACAATTCCATCACTATTAAATAATATTATAAACAATATAGATATGAATTTAGAAAATAATTCATCACATAATATAGTAGAAAATATAAATATTCAAGAAACATCAACCACCGATAATGATTCAGATAATATGAATCATGAGGAAGAAAATGAAGAAAAAACTGAGGAAAATATTGAAGAAAATCAAATTGAAATTCCAATGTTAGAAAGTGATTATATGGAATATATTCAAACTGGTAATTTAAATAGACAAATTCAAAATACTAGTTATAATACGAGTCATAATAGAGATAGTTTTATTAGAGCTCGTAATCGAATAAGTCAAGTGTTCGGAGGACAAATTCCAGATACAGAAGATACAGAAGATACAGAAGATACAGAAGATACAGAAGATAACCAAAGACATAGCATTGGCATTGGCACAGATGAAAACAATACATACGATGAAGATTTTCAATATGCTTTACGATTACAACAACAAGAATATATGCTATCTTCACGACATACAAGTATATCTACACCTCCTCAAATACCAGTAATTAGAAGAATAAGACGTATCAATAATACATTGAACAGTCAATTAGAATCACGAGATGGAAGAATTCGAATAAATCGAAATACTTCAAATAATAATATAACAAATCCTGAACAAGTAAATAGTAATTTATCTACTTTAAGTACCCCAATCCAAATTCCCCAATCAACGCAAATTTCACGTTCTTCTCTACATGAAACAAATCAAATATTTAGAACATTTGGTACTAATATTCTTCAAGATTCTTCTATGAGAAATTTTAGAAATATAATTTCAAATATAATGAATACAGGGGAAGGAACTATGGAGGATATACCTATTGTTTTAGAAGAAAAACAATTCGATAATTTTAAAAAAATAAAATATAATAATGAACACAGGAATAATGATGTTCATATAAAATGTACAATTTGTTTAGGACCTTATGAAAATAATGAAATGTTAACTATATTACCTTGTAATCATGGATTTCATAGTAGTTGCATTAGTATTTGGTTAAATCAACATAGTTATAAATGCCCAATATGTAGAAGTGAAACTGGTAAAGGAAAACCAAATTTTAATAATAATAATAACGAAAATTTATTATAAATCACAATTAATATATAGTTTATTAAAAATTTAATTTCTTTTATTTATAATATAAAAGAAAATGGCTATCCCAAAAATTATTAATGATGCACTTGGTTTATTAGAAAATAAATATATAGGAACGATTGTTTCTTTATTCTTAGTTTTATACGGCGGTCTTGCTAGACCAACTCTTCCAAATTTTATTAAAGATTTACTTGCAAATGATATCTTTAGAATATTATATGTATTCCTCTTAGCTTATATTGCTGAAAAGAATGTTCAAGTAGCATTAGTATGCGCAGTTGTATTTATGATTCTTAATGGACTTTGGGCTGATGCCGAAGTAAAAGAAGCATTTGAATCTCTTGATGAAGAAGAAGATGAAGATGATGATGATATTGATCTTGACGACGATGATGATGAAGATGATGAAGATGATGAAGAGATTGAAGATTTTACTGATGCTAATGACGAAGACTATGAAGATTTTACTGATGATGAACCAGACATGGAAGAACAATAAAAACAACATATAAAAGATATTCATATCTAAATAGAATTATATTTTTATTATAGTATAAATTTCTAACAAATTGTTAGAATATTTTTTCGCTCAGCGAAAATTTCATATATATTTAATATTAAATAAATATTTATGAAATTATTTTTTTTTTTTGAAAATACAATAATGACTATCTTCTTGAAGAAAATATCTAAATATTATAAAACCTATTCCAGCAACAGCAATAGAAATTTGGCAATTTTTAGTAACAACAAAACTAGCACAAAATAGTAAAACTCCTTTCATCCATGGGTGTTTAAGAATATCACGAAAACCATCACCAATTTGTTCTTCAATATATTTACCACCAATAATATATACAAGATATATTATTGATAAAAAAATCTTACTTTTATCTAAAAGTTTAAAAATTTTATTTAATTCTTTGGACATATCCATATCTATAAACTTATAGATAGATAATTTTGTTATACAAATTAAAAAATTTATTTAATTATTTAAACATATTTCTTAAATTATATAGATAATTTTATTATACAAATTATATTATGAATATCCAAATTATTAATTAAGAATTATACTCATTATTTAAAATAATATATATTATGCACGACAGTAATTACACACCATTATTAGAAAATAATAATAATTCACCAACTGAACCAGATGTTTCAATGTTTGTTGATAATACTTTTTTAATAAATGATAATTTTTTAATTGAAATATATAATTATTATTTTGGACAAGGATTTTTATGTATCTTAATAGATAATTTACTAAATATATTTGGATTATTATTTCTTATATTATATTCAGTTTTTATATTTGAATGCATAGATTATAATATTTTATATAAACAACATAATTTAAGACAAGCTATAAAAATTTCAAATATAAAAAATGCTTCATTTTTTACTATATTATGTTTAATAATGACATCTATTATTTTTATATATAAATTATTAGGATTAATTAACAAAATGAAAAGAACAAAAAAAGTTAAAGATTGGTATATTAATAATTTAAATATAAACGAAACTGAAATAAAATTTATTAAATGGTCTACTATTATTAATAAAATTGTTCAGTTAAGTGATAATAACTTGCTTACCAAAATTAGTAAACTCGATATTATTAATCGTATAATGCGTAAAAATAATTATTTTATTGCGATGGTTGATTTAAATATACTTGATTTAACTTTAAATATTCCGCTATATGGTGAATATTCATTCTTATCAAAATATCTAGAATGGAATATACATAAATGTATATCAAATTATTTTTTTAACAGTAATTCCCAATTAAAAAAAAACTTTCTAAAACCTCATAATTCATCACATTCAAGAGAAATATTAAATAATTTTAAACAAGAATTAGAAAAAAGATTTCTAACAATGACAATTATAAATTTACTTTGCCTTCCATTTATATTAGTATTTCAATTGACATATTTCTTTTTTAAATATGCAGAAGAATATAGAAGAGACCCTCATTTACTTGGATTGAGACAATATTCACATTATTCAAAATGGAAATTACGAGAATATAATGAATTGCCACATATTTTTAATCAAAGATTAAATCTAAGTTATGAAAATGCTAATAAATATATATCACATTTTTCAAATAAAATAACTATTATGATTAAACAATTTATAGTATTTATTGCAAGCTCTTTTATTATATATTTGACTATAATTAGTATTTATGATGAAGACATACTTTTTAATGATATAACACCAAATAAAAGTGTTCTTTGGTATATTGGTATTCTTGGAGGAATAATTGGTATATGTAAATATATCAGAACAACTGATAATAATAAAATGTATAAACCAGAAATTTTGTTAAAAAGAGTTTCACTTTATACACACTATTTTCCAGAACAATGGATTGGGAAAGAACATCATATAAATACTTATCAAGAATTTTCAAAAATATTTCAAATAAAAATGTTCTCTCTATTCGAAGAATTACTAAGTTTTATTATAACTCCATATATATTATTTTTTAAATTAAGAAAAGATAGTGAAAAAATTGTTAATTTTTTTATAAATTATACTTTATATAATCATAATGTTGGAAATATGTGTTCCTTTGCTAATATGATTAATAATAATAATATATCAAATAGTCATCAAAATAAACTTAAAAAATCACAATTAAATTTTAATCATAATTATAACTCATTTGAAATTATTCCTAATAATACTATCAATAATAATACTATCAATACTAGAAATCTATCTTTAATAAAAGAAGATAAAACACAAGATAATAGCGTATTATCTCTCGGCTTATCTATATTACAAATAAATGATGAAAATCTTAGTGACTGTGATGAAGAAATTATCATTCAAATAACAGATGATAATATATCAGCAAATTTATAATTATATTATAAATTAATAATTATATTATATAATTTATACATAAATTATATAATATAATTATATATTATATAATATTAAACATTTAATATGTACAGTCAAGATTATTTAGCAAACTTTGCTTCTATGATAGATAAAGAACAACCAGATGATATATTTCAAAATCTTTTTACAAATGACTTTCCAATTAAACTAAACTTTATAAATCTAATTATATTTGTGTTCATTTTTTGTTCTGGATATATTCTTCAAAAATTAGTAGTTTTTCCTCATATTACTACTTCAGAAGAAAGAAAGGATTTTAAAAAAGAAATTATTGGTAAGGATATCATGTTAATCATCTTACAATGTCTTTTCGCTTATATTTTTGGAAATTTTTTGAATACATTTTCTCTTAAAAAGGGAATCAATTTTTTATTATTTACTATAATATTTTATGGAGCAACATTTAGTATTCAAAAATTAAAATCAATTTCAGGAATATCTGATATAAAACAGAATATTCTTAATTTGATAAAAAATAAAAAAGTATCAACTTCTACATATGTTGGATTAGTAATTATTATACTTTTATTAATTACAGTACTTATTTATATATTTTATAATGCATATGAATCAGGTATTCTTTTGCCTTATTCAGTATTCTTTTTAATTATTATAGCATTATTTGTCTTTATGCCAACAATAAAGAATGGTACATTTGTTACATCTCAGTTAGTAACTAATATTTGTTTTGCTTTATTATTATGTTGCCGTTTTGATAGCAAATTGAATTCTATTATTACTGGTATATTAGCTGCAATAATTATTAATGAAATTTCATGGCAAAAAAAGAAAAACTGTGATGATGAAATCGCAGCTGAAATAAGTTCTAGCTACACTAGTAACGCAGACGTAGCAAGTGACTATACTACTAACACAAAAGTAGCAAGTGACTATACTACTAACACAATAGTAGCAAATGACTATACTAGTAATGCTGCAATGACGGATGCTTGGTATAATGAAAAATGTACGGCAAATGACTATACTAGTAATGCTGCAATGACGGATGCTTGGTATAATGAAAAATGTACGGTACGTGTATCTGATGCTCTAACTGATGCTGCAACTGGTGTTGCAACTAGAATAACTAATGCTGTAACTAGTGCTAAAACTACACTAAAAAATAGTATAACTTCACAGATATGTGAAACATTACCAACTGCATTGGAGAATCACTGTACATCCACAGTAGCAGGATTATAATATAAAACTAATAAATTAAAATATATTATGTACCAGTTCTAGCCTAGTAGAGTATATAATTAGTGGACAAAAGATGTCCAAATTGATGATATCAGATTATATATCAGCAAAATTATATGCTTTATTTTCATAAATATATTTTTATAAAAAATATATTTTTAGTAATATATCTTTTATATAATTTATATATAAGACATTTCCATTACTTTTTTTTTTATATAAGTATTTAATATAGAAAAATATAAAATATGTCCTTTACTTATTCGTATCAATCCACATTAATAGAAAGTGCGCGAGTATATGATAATATACTCAAAAAAGTAGGCGAAATTCAATCTGTAAAATATTATGATCGTGTAACTTATTATCAACGTTTATTTGGTTCTTGGCCTAATAAAAATTATGATTTAATTACAATAAGATTCGATGGCGACGAATCTGATTCATTGTATAATGGCGAAACATGTAATAATTTAGAATTAGAATCTGTATCAGCAGGAGGTGCATACGCAAAATTAGTTTTATGGCACAATTTTGAAGAAACTGCAGGAACTGTTGTTGGGGATTGGAAAAATAATGTACATAGCGTTGGTAAACCAAGCGGAGCAACACCAACACAATCAACAAGTTCTCGTATTGGTTCTCGTTGTTTGGTTTTTGATGGTACAACACATTATACACTTGGTGGTGTAACTAATATGCCAAATAATACAATGTCTTTCTCATTTTGGATTAAAACATCTGATTCAAATGGAACAATATTTAGTTTTGGAGGTGGTGCTTCAAATAATGTTGAACGAGCAGTAAAAATAAATAGCGGTAAAATTCAACTTTTTGAAAAAAACGGAGAAACTGAAACAACTCTTAATAGTACAAATACTATAAATAATAATAGTTGGCATCATATAGTTTGTACAATAGCTGGAATTTCATCAGCATGGAAGATATATATTGATAATACTGATGTATCAGACGGTTCACAAAATGGTCCAGGAAATTCGAATCTTGCAATATTACAAACTACAATTGGTATATCATATGTTAATGCAGCCTTAAGCAATTATTATGCTGGTTCAATTGATGATTTAAGAGTTTATAATGATGTTCTTACTTCAGCTCAAATTACTGAATTATATTCAATGTCATAATTATTTTTATAATTTTCAATAAACTGAATAAAAAATGGAGTTGAAAATCTTCAACAGTATAAAAATATTTTTATAAAAAAAAAAAATTTATTAAAAATTTTATAATATATAATAAATTTATTTAGTTTTTATAAAATGACTAATAAACAAAATTGGTTAAATGACTATAAGAAAATTAAAATTATGAGAAAAGAAAAAAATGCACCAGTTGATATAATGGG